TATGCGAGTTCAACTTCATAAAATTGATGATAAGGTTAAAATTTATTCTTATAATGGAAAGGATATTACAGATAAATGTCCTAAACAGGTTGAAATTCTTAAAGAAAAAAAATTCGGTGAATGTATTTTAGATGCTGAATTAATGCTTTTTGAAGATGATAAACCAGCGCATCGTGCTAAAGTTGTTGCCCATGTATTCAAGGGTAAAGAAACTGATGGTGAATTAAAAATTCACGTATTTGATGTAATGCGACATAATGAAAGAGATATGGCTGATGAGCCTCTTAAAGAAAGAATTCAAATATTATTCCAAAATTATGCTATGCATAATCATGAAAGTTTAGCATTCCCTTCTAAGAAAGATACTCGTATTGCAGATAGTTTAAAGGATGTAGAAACTTATTCTAAAGAAATAATGAAGATTCCTACTTCTGAAGGTGTAGTAATTAAGGACATTGAATCTACTTACATTAAAGGTGCAAGAAAAAATCCAAAATGGATTAAATGGAAGAAGTTTGTAGATTTAGACCTTATGGTTTTAGATAAAAAAAGCACTAAATCTAAATTAAATTCTTATACTCTTGGTGCTGGGCCAATGAAAATGGAAGAGGCTAGAAAATTAGATTCTGAAAAAATAAATGATAGATATTATCTTAATGTAGGTAAAGCACTTAATACTAAGGTAGACGTTGATGTGGGTTCTATTGTTAGAGTAAAGGTTGATGAAGTTAAGCGCAATTCTAAGGGACAATATAGGGTTTATTCTGCTAAAATTGTTGAAATTCCTGAAGTAGATGAACCCGATAAAGTTATAACTTTACAATTATTGGCTGGTGAAAAGGATGCTAAGAAATATAAGGCAAAGGCATTGAAAAAGGCAATAATTATTACTGATGATATACATGGTGAAACTGAAGTTATTTGTAAATATGATTTAGATGGTTTTACTGTTTATGGATTTAAAGATAATAATTTAATGTCTAAGAATGCTTTATTAGATATTGATATTTGGAAGGAAGAAGCCGAGGATATTTTTAAAGAAAGAAGTGGTAAATTAAGAGTTGGAATTAAAAATTGGCTTCAAGACCAAAAGCAATCTAAATCTCAAAAAGAAATAGTAGAAATGATAAATAAGGATAAAGAGTTATTTGAAATATTCGATGGTATTTTTGAGGGAGATATGGAAAAATTCACAAAATGGATTAATCAACAGATTGGTATTAATTATGATGGTGGAAAACGATATTCTGCTGATGAAGATGTATTAAATAAATCAGAATATAAAACGCCAGATGAATATAGAAAGGGAGATTTTAAATTATATAAAAGGAAAGATGATAACTTATCATTAACATTTCTTTTAGATGATGTTAAACTTGGTTGGGAAATCCAAATAGATTCAGATGATGATATATTTGATTTATTTGGTAAGGCAGGTAAATATCCTGCTCAAGTTCAAACTACTGTTTCAAAGGAAAAATTGATTGATGAAGGTGAGGTTGAATTAGGTGTTCAAAGGCATGGTTATCATGAATATTTTATTAAAGGTAAGAAATTTGATACTAAGTTACATTTAAGGGTTGTAGACTTGAAAGGTCAAAAACAATGGATAGCATTTTCTAGTTTTGTTAAAGAAGCAGTTAAACCTTCTTCAGATGATGGAATATGGGATATAAGAGAGGATGAGAATAAAGATTTGTCCTTCACAACACTTGATTAGGGTTCGCTTCATATACTAATTGAAGGATGGTGATTCGATGGCTCAAGCCACAATGTCTAAAACGGTAAAAAATGCGACCCGTGACTTTTCTATTCTAAAATCTGATGATTTGTATATTGGTGGATATGCGTCTATTGAAGTAGTAGATAAACAAAATGATTTAATTACTTTAGATGCGCTTAGTGAAGCAGTTAAAAAATATATGAGTGACCCAAAATACAGAAATGTAATGACAAATCATTCAAATGTTCAAGTTGGTGAAGTAGTTAAAGAATATCGTGATAAATCTGGTAGACTTTGGAAAACAGATGTAGATGATGTTGGGTTTTTCGTTGTTATTAAATTAAGAGATGATATTGAAAAGGCTAAAGAAGTTGGTCGAGAAATTAGAAAAGGAACAATGCGTTCATTTAGTATTGGGGGTCAAGCATTAGAAAAGCGAAAGCGAAATAATAGTGAACTTGGCGATTATAATGAAATTAGTAAATTAGAATTACATGAGGTTACTATTTGTGAAAAAGGAATTAATCCTGAAGCAAAATTTGATATATTAAAACAAGACAAAGGTGTAGACATGACAGACATTAGTAAAGCAATTAGTGAGTTAAATACTCTACTTAAGAACATTGAGAAGTTTGACCCTGATGCTGCTAAAAGAAGATTAGCAGATGAAGGAATTGACGTTGGACCCGATTCAGCAGAAGAAACAGATGAAGTTGATTTTGGTGGAGAACACTCCTTAAGAGAATTTGGCGAAGACGATGAAGAATCATTAGCAGAAGAATCATTAATGGATGAAATTGCTGATGAAAGAGAAATCGACGCTAGATTAGAACAAGGATTAGATAGTGAATTAGGAGATGATTTAGAGGATATGGAATACATGGACACTCAAAAAGGTGAGAAAAAAATGACAAAAATTAGTAAAGATGATGGAAGCGATATGGGTGATGATAATTCGTTGCCTGAATCAGAAAAAGGTGAACACGACGAAGTGCTATTATCCGCCGAATTAGACGGACAAACACAAGTTGTTGGTGAAGCAGGTGAAGTAATTCACGATGGAACACCAAGAAGAAAGCACAAGCAAGGTTCAGAATTTAATGCGAAAAATGAAGAATTGCACCCTGTAAAACATGGAAGTGGTAGATTGGCAAATAAAGGACACGATGGATTCGGTAAATCAGTTTGGACTAATGATACACCAACACTTGATTTATCAGTAGAAAATATTGAAAAGGCGTATGCTGAATTTAAGGCAGAACAAATGGAAAAACTTGCATATGAAGATGTTAAGCGAAGTTTCCAAGCACGTTTTGATGCTGAAGTTGCACAAAAGACTGATGCAATTGCAAAGGCAGAATATGACCCAAGAACAGAAGTTAATGAACTAAAGAAACAATTTAGTGACCTTCTTGATACTCTTAAGGGTGATGCTGAAATGACAATTAGAAAGCAAGAAGAAGCAGTTGCTAACTTAAATATTCCAAGTGCAGATGAAATTGCAAAGATGGATTGGAATGACATTCATCTAACAATGCAGCGATTGGAGGAAAACTACTGAATAGTAGATTGAAAAAAAAATGAAAGGTGATTAAAATGACAAAATATATTAACACAATTAAAGACTTAGAAGCGGCAACATATGGAATGCCGGGCGGATATGACCAAATTATCAAAGGTGGCGGTTTAGTTGGTGGACTAGGTTCATCATTTATGCACGATGGTAATTCAGCAATTGGTGGCTTAGCCCCTAATCTAACCTCGTTGTATAACATGGTTTATGGTCAAAAAGTTTGGTCAATGCTAAATCAGGAAATTAATCCATTGAGCATTTTGCCCAAAAGACCCTACACTACAAGTGGATGGCGAGTAATGACAAAAAGACCTATTGGTGGTTCAGACCCCGCATTTGGTTTAGGAACAACAGATTGGGCTACCGGAGATTCTATGGATGCGCCTAATGCTGATGAAATTGGTGGTGTAGATGAAAATCACGAATTAGATAGCACAGGATTAAGACCAATTGCACCTGAATACACTACTCTTTATATGAGTCCAAAAACTGTTGCACACATGTTTGATTATTCAGAACTTGCAGCAGAAATGGCTAAAATTGACGACGGTATTGGTGACCTAAGAGCATTAATTCGAGAAGATATGGGTAAACTACACGCTGAAGTTCAGTCTAAAATGCTTGTAATGCCTCTTGAAAACTATGATAAGACGGCTTATGCAGATATTGAGAGAAACTATACTTCTCTTATGAAGATTGTTTCGTCTTCTGCTGAAATGAATGCAATTAACGATAATCATACTGCTATGGGAACATCTACTGCCGCAGGTGCAACTGATTTGCCTCAAATGACTACAATTTACGGTAGCACATTAAGAGATTTAACCGCAGGTGCAGCCGCTAACCCATCTTTCCTTGATTCACAGGTTGATTATGGAAGTGGATATGCAGCAGCAAATGTAAGAGGATTAACTCTAACTCTTTTGAACAATATGATTCAAAACTTGCGAACTGCCGGTGGAACACCAACAGTTATTCTAACTGGATATGATACTATTCAGAATTTAGGTGACTTATTGCAAAGCCAAGAGCGTTTCTTAGAGAGAAAGGAAATTATGCCTACACATAACGGTGTAAAGGGTGTTAAGGGTAGAGAAGTTGGTTTCCGAGTAGCGACATATTTCGATATTCCGCTAATTCCTGCTAAAGATATGCCAAAAACAGGTGCTGCTGCATCAAAGATTAGTGATATGCTTTTCCTTGATACTGACCATTTGTGGCTTGCAGTTATGAAGCCGACCCAATACTTTGAAGATGGTATTAATCACGGTAATCCGTTTGGCGTTAAGGTTCTCGGTAATCGAGGTCTATTCCGAACAATGGGCGAAGTTGGATGCACTTTCTTTAAGGGACAGGGCAAGATTACTAACATTCAGTGAGTTTGGAGTCACTTTAAATTAAAATAGGTGATTTAAAATGGCTAGCACATTAACAGTAACAGTAATTCCCGATAATAAGGGAACAACCGCACCAAGAGTAATGGGTAATGAATATTGCGTAGATTTCTATGTGAATATTTCAAACTATAAAACTGCTGATTATGCAGAAGTTTTAGCATCTCAAATAGGATTAGCCTCTATTACGGCAGTTTTTCTAACAGGTGTTTCTGCAACTGCAAGAGCCGCAGGTATGGATGCCGCGCATATTGCTGCTAATATGGGTTCAGGCGCAAATGCAGGTAAATATATTACAACTGAAGATATTGCAGGTGCTTCTAAAGTATTAATTGTGGTTCCCGCTTCAGGTAACGATGAGAATGTCGGTGAATTGAGATTTAGAGCATTTGGGTATATTTGAGGTGGTTTCTTTGGCTAAATTAACTCTAATTAGAGAAGGTTTACCGGGAAATAGAGCAACAGTGGCCAATATGCTTTTAATTAAAGGAAAGTCAGTAGAAGTTCCAAGTGAATTAGCATTGGCTTATATTGGTTCAAATGAATTTGATGTTGAATTTCAAGCAGGAGAATTAGACAGTGTTAATGATGCATCGTTTAGAGGTATCTTATCCGTAACTAAATGCAAAAATGCTGATGAAGTTAGAAATAAGTTTGCACCAGCAAAGAAAACAATTATCAAAACTGTAACAGAAACAGTTACAGAAGTTGTTGCCCCCAAACCCAAAAAAGAAGTAAAAGTGGATGAAGAGAAATCTTCAGAAGAATCTTCGGATGAGGCTAAATTAGCCGATGAATCCGAATGATTCGCCACCTTTATATGGTCGGGCGGATTTCCCTAATCGGGGAGAACCCCCTTAATGTAAATTAGGTGAAAAAAATGGGTGTAGGTTGTAGAAGTAGCGGTTTAATTACGTCTGATGGAACTATTGTTTCCGGTAGATGTAAATTAGTAAGTATTCATGGATTTAATCAAGCAGTAAATTCAGCAGGTAATCCTGGAAATTCAGCAATAAAATTGGTTTTATATGATAATGCCTCAGCAGCGTCAGGTAAAGTAGTAGCACAATTAGTTGTTGGAACGGCTGAACAAGCCATAAGTGGTGCAGGGACTCCTAATTCAATTGAATCTGATATGCACAGTGTAATTTGTGAAAACGGATTATACGCTAATGTTACCATTCCAACAGGTGTTGTTGGAACAACGGGTAATTTATCAGGTTTTACCGTAGAGTTTGCATGAGGTGATTAAATGGCGAGTTTAACAAAAGATACTAGATTAGTAATGACAATTTTATTCGTCGGCGCAGTAAGTGGTATGAATGTATATTTTTATGCTAACTATGGCGCAGAATTGCCGTGGACTCATTTATCCCACGCAGTTCTATTTTCGTTATTAACGATTGGCGGAATTATGGGAATTAAAGCATTCTTTGATTTGGCTATGAACGACAGAATGGAATTATGGTTATTGGATAGAAAAATTAATATGTATTGGGAAAAGAAAAATAGAGAAAACCAACAGAAGCAGAAGATTACAGACCATATGCGACAAAATGGTATGTTGAGTAATTATCAGCAACAAACTGATGAGTTGCCAGCGGCCTTTTTAGAAAATATGCAGTAGTTGATGTGATATGATGGGTTGGCTCTTTCCTGATATATTTGGCGTTGATGAACAAAGACAGGCTTATGATTTAACAAGAGCGCATTCAGCAGATATTTGGTTTATTAAAGTTAGAGCATGGTGTTGGGGAATTACTTGTTCAGTTGGTGCATTATTACTTGGGAATATATTGGGTTCATTAGGAATTAATTTCTTTAAAACAATATTTGATTTAATTAGTCATGCAATAGGAAGTTGAGTTAATGTGGTTCGGTTTATTGAAAGCAGATAACGAAACATTAAAGGCCGTTGAAGGATATAAGTGGGCAAAACCAAAATATGGACTTAAAAGAGGATTACCTGTTAGAGTTGGAGGACAAGTTTCCCCAAAATTTTATGCAGGACAAAAACCAATGACAGAAAGACTTGAAGAAGTTGATGCTAAATCTAAACCTAAACCACAAACTGACCGTTCTCTTGACCTTGACCTTGACGTAGAACCTAAAAATGAAACAAACTTCCCTGAACTTGATGATTTATTAAAACCTGAACCTGAAAAATTTGATATAGATACTGCTGATTTGCCAGAACTTACTCAAAAGCCTCAAGAAACTCAAGAAACTCAAAAACCTGAAAAGTTTGATATAACCAAGCCTTTTACAGATGAATCGCCTACAACTGATAGAAAGGAATTAGAAGCACAAAAACAACGAGATATTAAGGATAGAGAGGAAAAAGAAAGACAAAAAGATATGTCTGATTTAGATTCAATGAGTGAAGAAATGTTAGAAGGTGTTAAAGAAAAAGAAAGATTTGATGAAGAGTTAAGAGAAACCGAACAAGAATTACAAGAAATGGATTTAGAGGAAGGAGATACTTCTTCAATACAACCTGCGCCAATTACTGATAAACCAACTTCTCCAACAAATGCTGACCCAAGTTATAATCCTGATGAAACTCCTGAAGAAGATAAACTTTTACAAACATTAAGAGGCGATAATAAATTACCCCCTTTAGAGCGCAAAAGACCACAACCAAAAGTAGAAACCCCAATGTCAACTTCAAAACCTCCATCTCCTAATGAAATTCAAAGATTAATGCGGGAATCAATGGCATCACCAACAGAAGATAAATGGAAAGAAGAATTATTGGCTGGAAAAAAGGGAACAACAGTAAATCAAGCCCCAACTAAAACCCCAAAACTTGGAGAAAAAACTACATCAAAAGTAAAAGATGCTAAACCAATGTTCGGACCGGCGATGCAACCATCAAAAGTGGATAGTAAAGGGAATGTTAAAACTCAAGAAAGGGATAGCCATATAAGTGATGATATTAGTGAATTTTATACTACTGATGCAAAGGGAAGAAGGATAGTAGATAAGAAAAAATTAGCAGATTGGAATAAAGCACAACAAGAAGAAGAACCTGAAATAAATGTAGGTCAAAAATTACCAACTGTTCCAAAATCAAATGTTCCAACTACTCTAAATCAAAAAATTGAATCAAAAACTGGGACTATTGAAGATGCCGCAGGTATGGAAGAAGCCCCCGAAAAAACTATTGCACAAGTTAGAGAAGAAAGAAATATTAATAGAGATTTAGGTGGAGATACAACAGATGCTTCAGAAACCCAATTAGAATTACAACAAATACAAGCAGATGCAGATAAAGAATTAGATACAAAACAGAAAGAATTAGAAGCCGCGCAGAACGAAATTCAAAGACTAATGCAGCAATTAGATTCACTTAATCAAAGCACCGCTCAATCAGAAAAAACTCATCAAGACCAAGTAAAAGTATTAGAAGAAGAGGTTCAAGAACTTGAGAATAGAACGGCCCCAACTTCATTAGATACTATATCAGTAGCAACATCATAAGGTGATTTCATGTGTCAGTATTTGCAGGATTCGCAGTATTAGTAGCAGAAATAGGATTATCAATTTACAATAGAGTTCACGCATATAATTTTGGGATTTATGGTGCAGGAGAAGTAGGAAAAACAACACTTCAAAGACAATTAAGAACACGCGGAGAAGTTCCTGAAATTAAAAAAAGAACAGATGGATTACAAAGAGCAACAAGAAAGGTTGTAAAGATTGATGGAAATCTAAAAACAGTTAAATCAGCAGATGTTGGAGGACAAGCACAGTATTGGAATCAATGGGTTCAAGATATGAGAAATAGAAAGGTTGAATATATTATATTTTTAATAGATGATAGACACGATTCAGAATCATTCAATATGGATAATCAATTAGCATGGAGGTTCTTAGTAGATACAATACTTGATACTCATTGGAGAAATGGTAAAAAGGCTAAGAAGAAAAAAGAAAAAGATTATCCAAAAGCGATAGGAATATGGGCAAATAAATTTGATGTATGGGGTAAAAAATATGACTTCAAAGGAGAACCTAACAAACATCCCATATTTGAACCGTTCAACATGGGTATTCAACAACTCAACGAAATAGGAATACCTTGTCATAAATATGTAATGAGTGCAAAATCAGACCCTGAAATGGTATATCGTGGCGTAATGACAATGCTTAAAGATTATTAAGGTGATTAAAATGGATATTAGAAAGGTAGAAAGAAGAATTATAGATGTTAGACGCCCATCAATGGGTGGAATTAGAAAAGCATTTGATGATATTGAAAAGGCTAGTTTCAAGAAATATTTTAAAAAGTTGTTGAAAAGAGCAAGTAAGCAATTAGGAGAAGGTTATGACTTAGAATATATTACTACTCTTGATGGTTCAATGTCAGGAGGAAAGGGTGGTAGAAATCACGATTTTGTCACAAAATTTTTCAATAATGCCGGAGATGACCCAAATAAAGAATTTTCATTCGGTCATGTTCATATTAACAAAATAAGAAATGATGGAATGATTATGTCCGAAATTAGAAGAGCATTAAGGGGCGGAAATAGAGGGGATAGATAATGACAATGGTTTTTAATCCTGGAGGTTTAATTGGCGCACCAGCATTTGTTGGTGGTAATGGTCAAATTGGCGATAGACATTCCGGCCCTGTTGTTGAATATACTTATGCGGCAATTAAACCAAAGAAACAATTAAAGGAAATTCGAAGAATCCTTCTTCCTGAAAAGAAAAAATTTTTAGGTATTAAATATGGGTTCAAATATAATTTAATGCATCGTTGTGTGGTTTGTGGTGCATTTCATCAATGGGAGGCATCAGATGATTTAAGGCCACCAATTCCATTATCAGATGTAAATAAAGGTAGACCATTAAGAGGAACTTATTGTCCTAAACACGCTGGCTTTTACAAGCAAATGGAAATGTTAGAACAACAGATTTTAGCAGATGAACATGGTTTAGAATTCAAAAGTTATATTCCTAAACCTAAAATTCCTAATATCATGAATAGAGGACCATTAAGGGATTTAAGTCCTCA